CGGAGGCGTGGGCGGACTACGACGAGGTCGGGGAGGAGCGGTTCCTCGCCTCGACCCTCTCCGGCCGCCTGTCCCAGGCCCGCCTGTACGTCCAGCACAAGCCCGACCCCGCCTCAGGAGACCCACGCTCCTCCCTGCGCGACGACGGGACGGACGTGGCGGACACCGCCCCCACCGCCGTCGCCTCCCTCGCCGAGGCGGTCCTCGCCGCCCTCGGAGCCAGCCAGCAGGACCTCGGCCAGATGCTGCAGCGCCTGGCCACGAACCTGTTCGTGGCGGGCGAGGGCTGGCTCGTCGGCGTCCCCGCGCACCTCGTGCCGGGCATCGACCCCACCTCCGACGTGGCACCCACCGCCCCGTCCCCGGACCCCACCCTGTCGGACCTCGTGTGGCGGGTCCTGGCCGTCACCGAGGTGACGACCGTGGCCGCCCCCTCGCCCACCACCGCCGGCCGCGTGCGGCTGAACCTCGGCTCGGACGCGTCAGCCCCCGTCGAGGTGTCGACCGACGAGATCTACATGATCCGGATCTGGCGCCCGCACCCGGCCCGCTACTGGGAGGCGGACAGCCCCACCCGGGCGTGCCTGCCGATCCTGCGCGAGCTCATCGGCCTGACCCGCCACATCAGCGCCCAGATCGACTCCCGCCTGGCGGGTGCCGGCCTGCTGGTCGTGCCCTCCTCGGCCTCGGCGGCCCTCGCCTCGGACGCGGCGGACGCCTACTCCTCGGGCCAGCCGGACCCCTTCGTGTCCGCGCTCATGGAGTCGATGCTGCGGCCGATCGAGAACCGGGACGACGCCTCGGCGGTCGTGCCCCTCGTCGTGACCGTGCCGGACGAGGCCGCGGACAAGGTGAACCACCTCACGTTCTCCTCCGCCCTGGACTCCGGCGCCCGTGACCTGCGCGACGAGGCGATCCGCCGCCTGGCCCTCGCCCAGGACGCCCCGCCGGAGCTGCTCCTGGGCTCCGGCGCCATGAACCACTGGGGCGCGTGGCTGACACGCGAGGACACGGTCACCACCCACATCGAGCCGGTCCTCGCCCTCATCTGCGAGGCCCTGACCAGCCAGTACCTGCGCCCGGTCCTCCTGTCGGCCGGCCTGTCCGAGGACGTCGTGCGGACCCTGTCCGTCGGCTACGACGTGTCGGCTCTCGTGGCCCGCCCGAACCGGTCCGAGGAGGCCCTGAACCTGCACAAGTCCGGCGCCATCTCGGACGAGGCCCTTCGCGAGGCCTCCGGCTTCGACGACTCCGACGAGAAGCCTCTGGAGGAGCGGGCCCTGATGAACGCCATCGCCCTGGCCACGAAGCAGCCGGCCCTGCTGACCTCCCCAGGCCTCGGACCGATCACGGAGGAGCTGCTCAAGGTCTACCGCGGCGACTACTCGGCCCCACCCGCCACCCTTGCCCCGGCCGCCCCCGCCCCGGGTGGGGCGCTGCCGTCCAACGGCGGGGCTCCTGGGCGTCCGGCCAACGATCAGGCCCCCGGGCGCTTGCCTTCTGACCAGGAGCCGGTATCCTCGGAGAACGGGGCTCACCCTGAGTCCCCGACCACACCACCTACAGGAGCATGAGCATGACCCCTCCCCCGACCGCGGACGCGGCCAAGGCCTACAGCCGATCCAAGGCCGCCGACGCCGCGCCCCGAAACATCGTCCGCAACCCTGACGTCCGCCTGACGGCGCACGGCCAGTACGTTGACGCCACGGCCTTAGTGGCTGTCGTGGACGTCCTGGTCGTCAAGGCCCTCGAGGCCGTCGGCAAGAGGATCGTCCGCCAGGACCGGGCCCGGTTCAACCAGCTCAAGGGCCGCCCGTTCCACGAGGCGCACGTCCTGTGGCCGACCGACATCATCACCGTCGGGAAGGCTACGAAGGGCGCCTGGGACGTCGTCCCAGCGCTGCTGGACAACCACGGCTGCCCGGGCGTGGACTCCGGACGCGTCGTCACTCTGCTGGACGCCTACGTCTCGCAGCTGGCCACGCACGGCGCGCCCCACACGCTGGCCCGGCTCGTCAAGGGCTTGCGCTACGTCCTGCCGGACAACGCGCTCATCTGCACCCCGGCCCTGAACCGGGCCTCTCTAGAGGAGATCAAGTGACACCGAGTACATCACCCGCCGAGGATGATCTGCTGGCCCAGGGGCCGTCCTCTTGGACGGCCCCTGCGGCCATCTCGGCCTGGCGCGACGACCTGGAGGACTCGTACTACGAGCCTGCGCTCGCGGTCCTGAACCGGTTCCTCACCGAGGTCCGCGCCCTCGCCTCGGAGGCCCTGGCGGCCCCGGTCCTGCTGGCTGCGGGATCCGACCTACCCAACCCCTTCGCGTGGACGTCCGTGCGCCGGGCCTGGCAGCAGGCGATCCGGGACCTGGTCACGGACCCGAGGAGGGGGCGCCGCCTCCCTCAGTACGCGACCGTGCAGCGGATCCTGGAGGACTCGGGCCTGCCTGTAGCCGTCTACGAGGACGTGCGGGACCTGCTCAAGCGCTCCATCGCGGAGGGCTGGGGCGAGAGGAAGACGAAGATCGAGCTCGGCCGCCTGCTCCACACGTCCAGAGCCAAGGATGAGACCACATCGGCATACGCCGCCCGCCTCCGCTCCGCCGCCCGCACCGCAGCCACCGCCAACGCAGCCCACCGCATGGCCACCTCGGACCTGGCCAAGAAGCGCGGAGGCCTACGCTGGATGACCGTGCACGACCACCGCGTACGCCCGACACACGTCGAGGCCGACGGTCAGATCCAGGAGCTCGGCCACCCCTACCACGTCGGCAAGTCTCTCCTCGCCTACCCGGGCGACCCTGCAGGCCCCCCTGAGGAGACGATCAACTGCCGGTGCATCCTCATCCCGACCGACGCCCGGATGCGTCCGGACCAACCTAGAATTAGGTTCGCATCCCGTTCAGACATTGAGAGGACAGCCATGAGACTGAACATCGAGGAGACGGCCCGCCGTCTCGGGGAGTTCTCCGAGCTCCCGCCCGCGCCCCCCGCTGACGAGCCACCCTCGGACACTCCCTCGGCCCCACTCGACGGTGCGTGGGAGGGCGTCATCGCCCGCGAGGGCGAGCAGACCGGTGACGGACGTCTCATTGAGGAGGGCGCCCTGCGTTGGGACGAGCTGCCGATCCCGCTGCGGATCGCCTTCAAGGACGTCGGCGGGCACGACGGCGCTGAGGTCTGCGGCCGCATCGAGACCGTCGAGCGGCGTGACGGGGGCGACATCTACGCCACCGGCACCTTTGACCTCGGCTCAGCGGTCGGCACGGAGGCCTACCGGCAGGTCACCGAGCAGATGTCCAACGGCATCTCTATCGACACTGACGACGTGGAGTTCCGGATCATGGCCCGCGAGGACCTCAATCGGCCGGGCGCTACCAGCGATGACACTCCGGACGAGAGTGGCCGGGTGCAGGTCATGAAGGTCTCCAGCTCCGACGAGCTGACCGTCATCGAGTCCGCCCGCCTTCGCGCAGCCACCCTCGTAGCCGTCCCCGCTTTTGCCTCTGCCCGCATCTACGTAGCCGGGCAGGCTCCCGCCGCCTCCGAGCCCGCTGAGCGAGACGAGAACGGCGATTCTGAGGCATATGCGTCTAGTACAGCAGACGCGGACCTGCTGAGCCGCGACGCCCTGATCGCCGCCGCCGTCCCGACCGCGCCTCCGGAGGCCTGGTTCAAGGACCCCGGCCTGACGGGCCCCACCGCCCTCGTGATCGAGGACGACGGTCGCGTCTACGGCCACATCGCCGCCTGGGGAACCTGCCACATCGGCCAGATCGGCAAGTGCGTGGAGCCTCCGACCAGCCCCTCGAACTACGCCTACTTCCGCACCGGAGCTCTGCAGACCGCTGAGGGGACCTCCGTGGCTGTGGGACATCTCACAATGGACACCGGCCACGCCGGTCCGCGTGACTCCGCCACGCAGGCCGCCGCCCACTACGACAACACCGGCTACGTGTTCGCCGACGTGGCCGCCGGAGAGGACGCCTACGGCATCTGGGTAGCAGGCTCTCTGCGCCCGGGCATCCCTGCCGAGCGCGTCCGGATCGCCCGCTCCGCACCGATCTCCGGCGACTGGCGCACGATCCGGGGCTCCCTCGAGCTGGTCGGCGCTCTCGCGGTCAACGTTCCGGGATTCCCGGTACCTAGGCCGAAGGGCCTCCTCGCCTCCGGCGAGGTGAAGTCTCTTATGGCCTCGGGTGTCGTGGCTCACGACGACCAGGCCGCCCGCTCCGCGCACCCCTCGAACGGCCCGATCGGCGAGAACGGCCTGTCCCTCGGCGACATCTCGTACCTCAAGCGCCTCGCCGAGACCGAGCGCCGCAAGGACCTGCGGCGGGCCACCGCCGCGGACAAGATGCGCGCCCGGGTTGAGCGCGCAGGTACACTGGCAAAGGCAGCCGCCATGGCGCGGCGCCTCGGAACCATCTGACGGAAGGACTAAAGATCATGGCTTGCAATTGTGGGCGTACTACAACTCCCCCCGCAGGGGCCGAGCCTGTTCCTCTGGCGGACGGTACTCTCCCCGGGTCTGGCTCCAAGGACTCTAGCCCTATCACCCGCTTCTGACCTTGGAGTAACCCATAGCCATAGGCTATGCTTCTCGCGTTAGAGGTCTCATGGACTCCTGACGCTGGGTGGATCCGGCGAAGCCCCTCACCGTGTGCTCATGGCGGTGGGGGGCTTCGTCGTACCTGCCGGAGGAGGGCCTATAAGGCCTTCGTCACTCATAGGTGTATCCTTTGGGCAGACGGCATGGCAGTAGGGCCTCGTGTTACCTAGAACACGGAGGACCCCTCAACATGCGCAAGCACTTCGACATCACCGTCTTCGCCGATCAGGGCGAGGACGCTCCGGTCGAGACCTTCGACCTGGAGATCCCCGAGAACCTGTCCGACCTGGCCGACGACGCTCTCGCTGAGATGCGCTCCCAGGCCGTTGACGCCTTCCAGACCCTGTACGCCAACGGCTCCTTCTCCGACGAGGACCTGAACACCCTCGGCACCTTGACCGATGGCATCGAGGTCCTGTCCGCCGAGATCAGCGCCCGCGAGGAGGCCGCCGCCGCCCGCAGCGCGAAGGCCGCCGAGCTCGCCGCCAAGATCGGTGCCGACAAGCCCGCCCCCAAGGACGAGGAGAAGGACGCTCCCGCCGAGAGCGGGGACGCTCCCGCCGAGAAGTCCGACGAGGAGCCCTCCGGGGAGGACGCCCCCGCCCCCGAGGCTGATGAGGATGAGGCCGAGAAGAAGGCCAGGGCCGCCGCCGCCGCTGAGACCGTTGAGACCGCTGAGGTCCCCACCGAGGCCGAGGTCGTCACCGCCGCCGCTCCCCGCGGCCCCATCAAGCTGTCCGGTATCCGCCGGCGCACCCCCGCACCTGCACCCACCACCATTGAGGAGACCATCGTGGAGGACACCTCCCGCGCCCGCCTGACCGTGGCGGACGTCCCCGGCTTCGCGGCCGACTCTGACGCTTCCTTCGAGGACCTGGCTGTCGCCCTCGACCGCCGCCTCCAGGGCTTCAACTCCGGCGCCTACGGCGCCGCCGCCCGCGCTGGTCGCGCGATGAGCGAGCGTCACAGCCTCGCCGTCGTCCGCAAGTCCTTCGACGAGCGCGCCACCGTCGGCTCCCCCGAGTCCGCTGACGCCGCGATGGCCTTCGCCGTCAACGAGAAGAACCTCCCCGGCGGCTCCCTCGTGGCTGCTGGTGGCTGGTGCGCCCCCTCCGAGACCGTCTACGACCTGCTCGAGGACGAGTCCCGCGACGGCCTGGTCTCCCTGCCCGAGATCAACGTGACCCGCGGCGGCATCAAGTTCACCAAGGGCCCCAAGTTCGCGGACCTGTACTCCGCGCCCTCCTTCAACTTCACTGAGGAGGAGGCGAAGGCTGGCAAGTACGCCCCCACCTCCGCCACCGACCTGACCAACAAGGTCGGCCCCAAGCCCGTCTACCAGGTGCCCTGCACCGACTTCGAGGAGGTCCGCCTCTCCGCAGCCGGTATGCACATCCAGGCCGGCCTGCTTCAGCAGCGCGGCTACCCCGAGCTCGTCGCCCGCACCATCCGCGGCGCCCTCGTCGCTCACGAGCACAAGATGAGCGAGCGCATCATCGCCGCCATGGAGGCCAAGTCCACCGCCGTCTCCATGGACGCCGGCCAGATCGGGGCGCTGGCCCCCGTGCTCACCGCCATCGAGCTGCAGGTCGAGCACTACCGCTACGCGCAGCGCCTGAGCCGCTCCACCACCCTCGAGGCGATCTTCCCCTACTGGGTCCGCGGCGCCATCCGCACCGACCTGTCCCGCCGTCAGGGCGTCGACCTCACCGACGTTCCGGACAGCCGCATCGACGCCTGGTTCAAGAGCCGCGGCGTCAACCCCCAGTTCGTCTACGACTGGCAGGCCATCACCGGCGAGGCCGGCGCGTTCAAGGCCTGGGGCAACTCGGTCAAGTTCCTGCTCTACTCGGCGGGTACCTTCGTCAAGGGCGGCCAGGACGTCCTCACCCTGGACACCGTCTACGACTCGACTCTGCTCGGTCAGAACGACTACACCGCCCTGTTCACCGAGGAGGGCTACCTGGTCGCCAAGCGTGGCCACGACGCCCGCGTGGTGACCGTCCCGCTCAACCCGAACGGCGGCACCGGCACCGGCATCAAGCTCCTCGCCAACGGTACGGCTGACCCGGCCAAGTGATGACTCCGGGGCGGGCGGCGGCAAGTCCCCGCCCGCCCCGTGACCATCCCTAGCCATCACCGTCCAGCAAGGAGGACACATGCCGATCATCGCACCGAGGCAGCGGGTTGACGCCCCGGCCGCCTCGCCCCTGCCCGGCGGGCTCTTCTCCCAGTTCTCCCCCATCGAGGACTCCTCAGTCCGGTGGGAGAACGGCGTCACGTGGGAGGACGTGGAGCGCGCCCAGCTCGGCGCCATCGGTCAGTGGCAGCGCCCCGGCGCCGTCCCCGGCCTGCCGAAGACTCTGACAGACCCGAAGGGCATTGCCCTCGAGTCTCAGGCCCCGCTTACTGTCTACGCGGCCTTCCGCACTACCCCCCTCGACCATTCCCCGGCCGAGGCGACCCAGGTCGCAGGCGCTAGGCTGCTGGCTCAGGAGGAGCACGCTGTCGAGCAGGCCCTGTGGACCGGGGCCCCGTCGCGCGGGCTTGGCCTGAACAAGGTCCGGTCCTACGCCGCCAAGGGCAGCGGGAAGCTCGACCTGCCTCAAGGCATCGCTGTGCTGGAGCACTACGCCTCCCAGTACGGCTTCCAGCCCACGCTGCACGTCCCGCGCCGCCTGGGCAGCCTTCTGGCCAGCGCGAAGCTCGTCAAGGACGCCCGTGGTGGAGGCTTCGTCACCCGCCTCGGCACTCCCGTCGTCGTGGGCGCCGGCTACTCCGACGAGATGCAGATCGTGGCCACCGGCCCGATTGTCATCTACCGCGGCAGCGCCTTCACCTCGACCAACGCTGACGGCGGCTTCAACAAGGCCCAGAACGAGCTGACCGGCGTGGCCGAGCGCCAGTACGTCCTCGGCTTCAACAAGTGGGACGCGTTCCGGGTCACCGTGGACGCCGGCATCCCGCAGCTTGACCTGAAGGCGGCGGAAGAGTGATCTCCCGCAAGGCATCAATCGCCCTGGCCGTTCTCGCGGCGGCCTTGGTCTACACCATTACCCAAGTCACGTACGAAGGAGAGCGCTGAGCCATGGCCAGAACTCACTCATACACCCCCGTCCTGGGCAAGCGCATCCGCGTGACCCCTCTGGACACCTGCGGCCGTTTCGACAAGGCGCAGCACAATCCCGTGGCCACCTCCGGCTTCGTGTCGGTCAAGCTGGCTGCTGAGGTCGAGGACGGCACCGAGATCACCGTCCGCAAGGCCGACGGCTCGCTGTGCGTCAACGAGAAGCAGTCCAACACCTTCAAGTACTTCACTCTTGAGCTGGAGTTCTGTGGTGTGAACCCCTCGGTCCTGGACATCGTCACCAACGCGACGAAGTACCTCGACCACGCTGGCGACACCGCCGGCTTCAAGGTCGCCTACGGCAAGATCGAGAAGAAGTTCGCCCTGGAGCTGTGGACCGGCCTGTCCGGTCAGGCCTGCGCGGCCGGTGCTGAGGACGCCAGCGGCTACCTGCTGCTGCCCTTCATCACCGCCGGCACGATCGGCGACATCGAGGTCACTGGTGAGGACGCCATTACGTTCTCCATGACCGGCGCTGTCACCAAGTCCGGTAACGGCTGGGGCACCGGCCCCTACGACGTCGTCAAGAAGCCGAAGCAGGGCGGCGGCGGCTACGAGAACGCCAAGCTCCCGACCGCGCTCGACCCGCTCGACCACCTGCTGATGATCGACACCGCGCTGGCTCCCCCGCCGGACAGCGACCAGCCGGTCACCGTCCCGTGATGGTAGGCTGACGGCCACCTCACATCCTGCGGGCACCTCCTCCCCCGCGCTGACAGCCCCTCAGACGCCCACAAGGCTCTGGGGGGCTGTCTGTACCCGCACTCCACCTCCTGAGCCGTCTACGGGGCTCCTAGGCACCTTCTAGACCAATCAGATAGGCCTATAGGTATACTCCCTACAGCGGGCACCGCCTATGGCGGCGTAGCCATCCCGCACCGCACGCACTGTAGGAGAGGGCATGGATGTAGTAGAGCAGGGCTACGGCCCGGGAGACTGGCCGGTCTCCTACAGTGCGTGCGAGGACCTCAAGGAGTACCTCGACGAGGCTGGCCGTCCTGAGCAGCAGGACACCTTCGAGGCCATGGCTACCCAGCTGCTGTGGGAGTGGACCGGGCGGCGCTTCGGTACCGACATCGTGTCCCTCCGCCCAGAGCCGCTGGCCGGTCACCAGCAGCCGACCTACCGCGGAACCTCGTACCTGCGCTCCACCTTCGCCCCGGTCCGCCTGGGCGGGGCGCTGCACGACGTCGTCTGCGGCGTGTGCGGGCCTGTGTGCGTGTGCGCGCACGGCTGCCGCTCAATCGTGCTCCCGGGCAACGTCTACCGGGTGCACCAGATCCGCATCGACGGCCAGGTGCTCCCCTCGGACGCCTACCGGGTGTACAACCGCTCCACGGTCGTCCTGACTGGCAAGACCGCCACCCCCAACATCGAGGTTCCGGTTGTATTCCCCGCAGTACAAGACCTTTCCCGGGACGTCACTGAGGAGGGCACCTGGGAGATCCGCTACTCCAAGGGCGTCCCGGTTCCCGAGGGCGGGCAGATCGCTGCCGGTGTCCTCGCCCTCGAGCTCGCCAAGGCGGCTTGCATGGATCGCGACTGCGCTCTGCCTGCGCGGCTCCAGTCGGTCACCCGTCAGGGCGTGACCGTGCAGGTTCAGGACGAGTTTGACGACATGCTGGAAGGTCGCACCGGCATCTGGCTGGTCGACTCGTGGGTCGCATCGATCCGCAAGCCGCGCCAGGTCGCCCGGGCCTACAACCCTGACGACTACGTGCGGCGGCAGCCCGCCCCCCGTCGCGCTGGGGCTCGGTGATCTGGTGAGCCCCGCGCCGCGCCTTAACCGCTCCCGCCGCCGTCAGAGCGAGGACTACGCCGCCCTGTCCGGCCGCGGCCCTTCCCCGGCCCCATCAGTCGTCCACATGACCGCTCTCGCCCTGCTCGAGGGCGGGGCCCGCGCCCTGTCTAACGCTGTCTCCAACGCCTACGTCGCTCCCGGAGCTGAGGTGGCGTGGGACGAGTGCTGCGCTGGGCACCTGTACGTTCGTACGGTGTCTGTCGCCCCCGTGTTCGGCCCTACCGCCATGGACGGCGACCACTGCTCGATCCGGTACTGGCTGGCCACCTTCGCTATCGGCACTCTGCGCTGTGTCGAGGTCGTGGACGATCGCGGCCGGGGTCCTCGCCCCTATGACCTGACGGCTGACGCCCAGACCCTTCACCAGGACATGGCTGACCTCGGCATGTTCCTCACGTCACAGACCAACGCCTCCGACATGGAGTGGGCGGCTCAGGGGCCTGAAGGTGGCTGCGTGTCTGGCGAGTGGACCTTCTCGGTGAAGGTGAGCTGCCCGTGACGTACGTCCGCATACGGTTCAAGGGCCCCATCCGCGCGGATAAGGTGGCGGACATCACTAAAAGGGCGGCCCTGAAAGCTACCAAGCGGACTCAAGGGCGCATCCAGCGCAACATCAAGTCCTCCGGACGCGTTGACACCGGCCGCATGGTGAACTCCGTCACTATTCAGCGGGTGACCGGCGGGTCGCCGCTCTACCCCCGCTTCACCGTCGGTGCGCGTACTCCGTACGCCGCCTACCAGGAGTACGGGACGAGGGCTCACGGCCCCGCCGCTAAGCGGTTCATGGCCTTCAACCCGAAGGGCTCCCGCTCAACCGTGTTCGCCAAGTGGGTGCGAGGCGTCAAGGGCGCCCACTTCGTCCGCAACGCGGCTCGGCTTATCAGACCTTCTGACTTCCATTAGACTTGCCTCATGGCTACTATCACGATCCCCGGCAAGTCCCGGAAGTTCATTGACGTCGAGCTGGTCGGTACCGAGTACAAGGTCCGCCCCCCGAAGGCCTCTGTGGCCGTCTTCCTCTCGCAGGCCCTCAAGGACGCCGGCGAGGACGCTGAGAAGCTCATCGAGGCTCTCGCCAAGTGGAACCACGTCCTGTTTGGCAAGGAGGTCGGCTCCGAGGTCACCAAGCGCCTGAAGAGCGCCACCGACGACCTCGACATCCCCGACATCGTCGAGCTCATCACCGCCGTCATGGAGGAGAGCGGCGGAAACCCTACTACGTGATCCAGAGGCTCCTGGCCTCCGCGTACACCGAGTGGGACTACATCGACGGCTTCTGCCTCGGGCACGGCATCGACCTGGAGCGGCTCCCCCTGGATCGCTTCTGCCACGTCATGTGGTGGATCCTCACCCGCAACCAGCAGGAGGAGGGAGACTCGGAGAAGCTGAAGCGGGAGCTGTGGATGCCTCCCAGGGGCGTTGAGGTCACCGATCCGCGTAGTCCCTGGTACTCGGGCAACGAGTCCAACGGCTTCGGAGCCCTTAAGTCATCCCTAGGGATGTGACACCGCCAATAACCAACGCCTATGCGGGCGGTATCATGGCCTCAGACAGTTGTCGGGCCGCGATGCCGCCCGCTTGACGTACGAGCGGGAGGGGACCCGTGGCAGACAAGATCGGCGAGGTCGTCGTAGAGGTAGGCGCTGACGCGCGGGACTTCCGCGGCGACGCTGAGCGGGGCATCGAGAAGAGCCTCAAGAAGATCGGCAAGCGTATCGAGCGCGCTGCCGACAAGTGGGCTCGCGACATGCGCGACTCCGTCAAGGACGCCCTAGACGGCCTCGTGCTTCAGGTCAACGCCCGCATCGACCCGAAGGACCTGCGACGCATCGAGCGCGCCATCGGCCAGACCAAGGGTCAGGCCCGGGCTGAGATCTCCAAGCGGGACATCGAGGACATCAAGCGCCAGCTGCGCCAGATGGACTCACGCGCCCCCGTCAAGCCGGTCCTGGACGACAATGCGGTCGCTAAGCTCGGCCGCGAGCTCGACGAGATGAAGGCCCAGATCAAGGCCCGTGTCGACCTGGACAAGCAGTCCCAGGCCAAGGCGATCAAGGACCTGAAGGGCATCGATGCCGAGATCGACGCCAAGGTCGAGATCAGCGGCAGCGACATCGCCGAGATCAAGGAGAAGATCGCCAACATCAAGAGCGATCTCAAGGTCAACGCGTCCCTGGAGAAGGCGGCCCAGAACAAGCTCCGCTCCGAGGTCGAGAAGATCGACGCCAAGCTCAAGGCCCAGCCTGAGCTCGACAATGCCTCCGCCAAGAAGATCCGCGAGGAGATCAAGGCCCTCGGGGCAAGGATCGAGACCGAAGCGCACCTGTCCGAGGCGTCCAAGAAGAAGATCAAGCACGAGCTCAACAAGCTCGACGGTAAGGCCACCGTCAACGCGGACCTGGACGACGGTAAGGCCCGCTTCGACCTGGCTCGGCTCACCAAGAAGCCGTACTTCGTGGACATCCACGCCCGCCTGGCCAAGGCCAGCCTCATCCAGGTCGCAACCCAGCTGAAGGCTCTGGCCGGCGGCAACATCTTCGGCAACCTGAAGAACTCCCTGAGCGACCTGTTCACGAACCTGGACACGGTCGCCGTCAAGATGGCCTCGGTCGGCGTGGCGGCCGGTGGCCTGATATCAGTGCTGGGATCGGGCCTTGGCGTCGTCTCCGCCTTCGGCGTAGGTGTCGCGCACTCGCTGCCCGCCCTCCTCGCACTGCCAGGCATCCTCGGAGCAGCGGGGGCCGGCATCGGTATCTTCGTCGCCGCCATGAAGGACGCGAAGGATGTCCTGGCCGACCTTGGTCCCCGCTTCACGGCTCTCCAGCAGGACATCTCCCTCGGGTTCTGGGGAGAGGCCGCGGAGTCCGTCCGCTACTTCGCCACCAGCGCCCTGGACGCGCTCGGCCCCTCCATCAAGGCGGTCTCGGTCGAGATGGGCTCGATGGCGGCTGCCGTCGCTGACGCCGCTACCGACCACATCCCCGGCTTCGCCGCTTCGCTGGAGTACCTGCGTCAGGCCCTTGACATCGGGGGCGACGGGGCGGGCGCCTTCACTGATGCGCTGCTCTCCCTCGGGGAGGTCGGGGCCAAGTACCTCCCAGCCATCGCGGGCTGGGCCAACGGCGTCGCCTACAGCTTCCAGAACTGGGTGCAGGCGAAGATCGCCACCGGCGAGATGGATCAGGCCATCCAAGGGGCCGCCAAGACCTTCGGCACGCTGAAGAACATTGTCTTCGATCTTGGTGGGATCATCGGCGGCCTGTTCACGGCCATGGCTGCCGGGTCCGCCCCGATCGACTCGATTGCCTCCGCTCTTGACCGCGCCAACCAGGCCGTCAACGGTCCCCTGTGGCAGGGGACCTTGACATCCATCTTCTCCTCGATGGCGACGGCCGCTAGCTTCGCCTTCCAGGGTGTGGGCTCCCTGGGAGCCGCCTTCGTGTCCCTGGCTCCGACGATCTCCACGATCCTGCCCCTCATCGGACAGATCATCCAGACCGGCCTGAACGGCATCTCCCTCGCGCTCCAGGACCCCGCCTTCCAGGGTGGCCTCGTGTCGTTCTTCCAGAACGTCCTGACCGCCGTCCAGGCCCTGGCCCCGGCCATGCCTGCCCTAGGCGCGGCCTTCGGCGCGATCGCGACGGTGGCTGGCCAGCTGCTGGCCGCCATCGCGCCGCTTCTGGCCACGCTGCTGACTCAGCTGGCCCCAGTCATCACGCAGCTGGCTGGGCTCTTGGCTCCGATCATCGAGCAGCTGGCGGCCGCGCTCATGCCGGTCATCCAGGCCCTCGTGCCGATCATCTCCGAGCTGTTCGCGGTCCTGGGGCCGATCATCACCGAGCTACTGGCGATGATCGTCCCGCTGCTGCAGCCGCTCCTCCAGGCCCTGACGGCCCTGCTGATCCCGGCCCTGCAGTTGGTCGGCACCGTCGTTCAGGCGCTCATGCCGATCTTCCAGGCGGTCTTCTCCGGGATTGCCGCCATCGCTCAGGCTCAGATGCAGATCCTCAAGGGGATCATCGACGTGGTTACGGGCCTCATCACCGGGGACTGGAGCAAGTGCTGGGAGGGCCTCAAGGGCATCTTCATGGGGTTCACGAACTTCATGATCGCGTCCTTCACAGCCTTCGGACGCCTGATCGTCGCCATCGCGCAGGCCGCGTGGAACCTGCTGGGCAACATCATCATGGGCGTCGGGCGGGCCATCATCGGCACGGTGACCAGCTTCTGCTCCTCGGTCGTAAGCTTCCTCAGCAATGCCTGGAGCAGCGCCGTCAGCTTCACCTCGTCGATGTGGTCGTCCCTGGTCAGCACGATCAGGAACTGGATCAGCAACGCGGTCAACACCGTCCGCAACCTCCCGAACAGCATCAAGAACGTCTTCTCCGGCGCAGGCTCCTGGCTCCTCAACGCCGGTAAGAAGATCATCCAGGGTCTGATCAACGGTATCTCCTCGATGATCGGCTCCGTTAAGAGCAAGCTCTCCAGCCTGACCAGCATGCTCCCGTCCTGGAAGGGTCCGGAGCCTGTCGACAAGGTCCTGCTCAAGCCTGCAGGTCAGCTGATCATGCAGGGCTTCATCAAGGGCCTAGAGTCTCAGTACGGAGCCGTCCGAGGATCCCTGCAGGGCCTGACCGACGACCTGACGAAGCCCGCCACGATCGGCCTCAATGCGACGGCCAACGTGAAGCCGATGCAGGGGGCTAGCGCCCGCGGCGGGAAGTTCAAGCCGTCCAGCACCGCCGCCAACGGCATCGATAAGCAGAACCAATCGGGTGCTACCATCAACATCACCAACAACTATCCGCAGGCGAGGCCTGCCTCGAAGACCCGTGACGAGGTTGCCGAGGGGATCCGCCTGGCCGCACTGATCTGAGAGGTCACCCACCCATGGCCATCTACTCACTTGACGGTGTAGACCTGGACGACGAGAAGATGCGCTGGGTCCTCGCCTCGGAGACGACTCTGTCGACCCGAGGCGAGCCCTGGCGTATCTCGGTTGACATCCCAAACCGGTTTGGCTCTCTGCCGATCCCGGCTCGGGTTCTGAAGCCTGCCACCGTCGTTCTGAAGTTCTCCGTGTTCTCCTGGGAGGATGGACGGGGCGGCAACCGCTGCAAGGGCGGCCTGAACCAGCTGGAGTTCAATCTGCGTGCCCTGCTCGGCCGCCTGACGGCCTTCGGCCGCATGCAGCAGCTCGGCTACAAGCCTCAAGGCAACATCCTGAAGGTGGCCGACGTGCGCCTGTCCTCCTCTATCGAGCCGACGATCGACCCCGAGGCCGAGATCGCCCACCTCACCGCCACCTTCGAGGTGACGTCCGGCCTGTGGCGCGACCCTCAGCCGACCGTCGTGAACCTCAACGACCTCGGCCCGCTGGCTGGCGGGAACATGCCGATCCCGGACCCGTGGCTGATGCTGTCCCCGTCGGGCTCGTCCTGCTCGCTCAAAGACAACGTCTCCGGCACCACGTTCACGTTCAACGGCGCCCTCCAAGGCGCTGAGCGGCTGCTGGTCGACGTGGCGAGCTACCGCGCCTGGAAGAACCCCTCGGCTGACTGGACCGTAGCCAACGGCGCCCGCCCGGCCGACGGGGAGATCTCCATGGGCCTGGACGGGTTCCGACTCGACCCCGATGCGTCCGGCCGTATCCAGGTGCAGGCGTTCAACTGCACCGGCTACATCCGTGCGAGGAGGTCCTACTGATGCCTCGCCGCGTTGAGTTTCCCCGCGGCATGGGGATGCGCTATGTCGCCTACGAGGAGGCTGGGCCGCGCATTGGCATCCTCCCTGACGTCCTGGCCGGGACGTTCACCTGCCCGCGGCAGGAGACCCCGTCCCTGACCTTGTCGTACCCGAACAGCGACCAGGGGGTACGTGGCGACCTCCTCGATCGCATGGTCGAGGTGGCCGTCGAGCTCACCTTTGACGGCACCAACTGGATCGAGCCGCCGAACGCGCGGTTCATCAACCTGGCCTCGGAATGGAACCTCGTGGAGGACGGGACCGAGCACCGCAGGGCCACGTTCATCCACGTCGGTCAGCGCCTCGAGGGTGCCCTCGTGTGGTCCGTGCCTGAGGTTGCGAAGGACAAGGACGGGAAGTACAAGTTCAACTCCCGTACCGCCGGCGTCATCCTAGGCACGATCTGGGATGCCGCCGTCAAGCGCGGCTGGGGCAAGGGCCTGGCCAGGGACTTCAGCACCACGCAGGACTCTGCAGGGCAGCCCTGGGCCTTCAAGACCTCGGTCGCGTTCGACCCGACCATTTCGCTGAAGTCGATTCTCGAGTCGCTCATGAATATGGGCATGATCGACTACAGGTGGAGAGGCCGCACCCTCCAGGTGTACAACGCAGACGCCGCGCTCAACCGGGAGAACCCCTCGGTTGTGTGGCGTCTCAATGCCGGCACCACGTCTGCCCCGGAGAAGCTCGATTGGTCCAAGCTGTGCACTCACGTCCTCGTGAAGGGCGAGGGTGGCCGCTTGTGGACCTTCAGGAACGACGAGGCCCCCGCCGACCTGCCCCGCACGGAGAAGGTTGTGGAGGCTGGCGGGGTTGAGCTGGAGACCACCGCCCGCTCGGTCGCGAACCTGACCCTGAAGACCGGCGCCAACGTGGCGCAGGAGGTCAAGCGCGAGTGGGAGGCTGACGACGTCCAGTGGCTCCCCTTTGAGGACTACAGCCTCGGTGACTGGATCAAGGTCGACCGCAAGTCCGGCCTTGAGCGCATGCGCGTGACCCTGATCTCCATCTCGTTCACTGAGAACGGCCGCTGCCAGGGCCACACCACCTTCGGTACCGTCCTGGACGATTTGTTGGCCCGCCTGGCCAAGAAGCAGAAGGGCGTCCTCGGTGCGGTCAACTCGGACGGTAAGAACCCCCGTCCCGAGGTTCCGAAGAGCAGGTACCTTCCCCTGCCTCCTCAGGGCCTGAACATCTCGTCTCAGGCGATCATCGGTCACAACGGTTGGCCGACGGCCGTCGCCTCGCTTCACTGGCTCCCCGTCGAGACTGACACCCTCGGCGGGGCCGTGGACGTCACCGGGTACGACATCTCCTACCGGGAGATCCCGAACCTGATGGGGCCGATCTCGTTCTCCAAGACCAACTCGGCCGAGCTGGGCGGACTGGCTCCAGGTGAGCGCTACGCCTTCAAGGTCCGCGCCATGACGGCTGACGCCTTCGGTGCGTGGTCTGAGGAGATCACGGTCACGATGGCGACCGACGTGGAGCCTCCTCCGGTGCCGTCCACGCCCAGGCTGAGCCAGACCCTTGGGGTCCTCGGCATCTACTGGGACGGGAAGGGCGCCAACAACGAGCAGATGCCGGCGGACTTCGCAGGCGTCGAGGTGTCCGTCCACCCTCCGGGCGGGACCCCGCTGAAGTTCACTGAGCTTCCCTACCCGATGCAGCGGACCAACATCGCGGGCCTCGAGATCAAGGAGTACGAGGTCAAGTTCCGCACATACGACCGCTCGAAGAACTTCTCCGAGTGGTCGAAGGGGGCCCGCATCACCCTTGAGCAGAACATCGACGCGGACGCGATCGCGAAGCAGGTCGAGGAGAAGCTGAAGAACTCCGACGCCATGCAGCGCGCCGCCCGCGAGGGGACGCTCAAGGAGATGAAGCACCTGACCGAGGCCATGACTCAGGTGGCTCCCTCCCTGGTCGACGCCGGTCCGGTGCCTCCCGACGCCGGTAAAATTGGCGCCAGCACGTGGATCTCCCCCGATGGGCGCGTGTTCGTTCTCAGAGCAGAAGGTGACAAGTAATCATGCAGCCTTACGTAGCTACGAAGCAGTGGAGGGACGGATTCGGCGCGGGGGAGACCCGCATCACCGCAGCCGACCTCACCCGCATCGAGACCGGTATCTCAGCCGCCACCCAGGGGGTGACGAACGTAGAGAACAAGGTCTATACGGAGAGGGCCCAGACTCAGGCCGACGTCGCCAAAGTGAGGCTGGACCTCTCCAACCTCATGGCGGCCCTCATCCCGGTTGGCTCGATCTTCCCGTTCATCGGCGGTCAGACTCCGACCGGGTTCGCACTGTGCAACGGCCAGACCCTCAACCGTAATCAGTTCGTTGAGCTGTTCCGCCTGATCGGCACCAAGTACGGGACCACCGACACCAGCAACTTCCGGGTTCCCGACCTGTCAGGCCGGTTCATGGTCGGCGTCGGTGCCGGCTACACCCTCGGAGACACTGGCGGTTCCCAGACCGTTGCCCTGACCGGGGCCCAGATGCCAATCCACTCTCACGACGTCACCGGGAAGGCCGGGCAGGCTGGGACGTCGGGTGTCGGTATGTACGCGTCCAACGTCGGCGGCGGATCCGGCTGGCAGGTCCTGTCCACGACGGAGAGCGGCTCCATCTCCGGCCTCCGCACCACCTCAGCAGGTAGCGGACAGGCCCACGAGAACCGGCCCCCGTACTTCGCCCTGGAGTACATCATCCGGACCGGCAACCCCGCAGGACGGATCTGACCCCTACCCACTCTCACTTCGATCTAGGAGACACCCTTGCCGGGACCCATTAACCTCGAAGCCGCGGATCAGAGCGCCCGGGGTGGGCAGTACGTAACCACCCCGGGATTCGCCTCGCCGGGGTACTCGACGCCTACCAACGCCCGCACCGCGCCGGGCTCCACAGTCGTCTACTCCCCGAAGGGGTGGCGCTGGGAGGAGGCCGGTGACGACTACCAGAAGTCGGTCTCCAGGCTGACTTCCGCCGCGATCGAGGGGGCGGTGCGCCGCATGCGCACCTCCTTCGGTCAGGTGTTATACATCAAGGGCACGCCCGACTCGATGCCTCCCTTCGACGGTGAGACATTCGGTGACACCTGCCGCGTCCAGGACGCCGTCACTTTGAACATCGTCGCTGAGTGGCGCTGGAACGGTACCGCTTGGGAGCGGATGCGCGTCACTAGCGAGCAGATCAGCAACCTGGATGTGGGTCGACTCACCGCGGGCTCAGCCGACATCTCGGAGATCGCCGCCCGCAAGATCGCATCAGACGTAGGACGTTTCCTCGAGCTCACCACCGATCAGCTCACGGTAACCGGAAACGCAAGCTTCGTCGACCTCACCGCCCGACACATCTGGGCCAGGATAACCACAGCCAAGCAGGGCGAGTTCGAGCAGATCAAGGCGGGCATGATCGCCGCCAACGCCATCTCCGCAGACAACATCCAGGCCGGCGCCCTCAACGGCCAGGTTATCACCGGTGCAACCATCCAAACGTCCGAGCGTGAAAACCGTGGGATCAAGGTTGACGACTATGGCATCCGTGCGTACTTTTCAACAGGGAAACCCTCGGTAGACATTAATGCCTACACCGGACGTGTCACCATTGACGGGACGCTAGGCATTTCAGACTCGTGGTCGCGCGCCTATTTTACCGACATTGTCTCCACTCAGACGCAGGCCGACGCTGATTCTGAAGGCGGGAACTGGGGGGTGGGCATCTCGATGAACCGTCTATCTCCCGCATATACCTACCCGGCCCTTGTCACATTCAGGGACGATCCAAAGCTCGGTGGCGGAATCCTGTATCTGCAGGCCCCGGCCAACACTATCGGTAGCGCACCCAACCTACGCTTGGGCCTGGGGGGGCTCTATGGCTACGGCGGGTCAGGTAAGCCCTGGAGTATGTCTATTCACGGGGATGGGTTCTCCTTCGGGGCGCCGCAAAAGGCTGTAATCTTTGGCAGCTCCGCCATTTTTGGCGTATCAATCAACAATAAGCAGATGGTGTACTCGCATCCTGAGCAATTCGGAATCCACACTATTAAGTGGGATGAGACAGGAGTGTGGGGCAATGCCAGCAACGTCGTCCTCGGGTACGGCTCCGGGAAGCAGGCAGTCGTGGACCGCAATGGATTCCGTGGCGTAGGCGGCAAGAACTTCATCATGCGCGTACCTGGGGAGTGGCAGAAACGCCGCATGATGCTCCAGCATGCCAGCACCGAGAGCCCCTACGACGGTATCGAGTACTGGGAGTATGTGACCCTGGACTCGGTCGGGAAGGGCACTTGGAAGCTCCCAGACTATGTCCCCAAGATCGCCTCCCCGACCGCTCCATGGATCGCACTCACAACATCCTCGGCCACCGCGACCATCGTCCAGACAGGATTCGGCGTCTCCGCCGATCCGTGGGTTGTTGAGGTTGTGGGGCAGCCGGGCGAGAAGGTCGGCGTACTTGTCAAAGGCGCCCGACAGCTCGACGAGTGGGACCCCAAGACAGACACCGTCGAACTGAGGGACCGCACTCTGGACTCCCCGTGGCAGCTCCCACCCGTAGGCCCTTCGGATGATGTCTCCAGTATCCTGGAGGAGGAGTGGGCAGACTATGGGCCTGCCCCCAGACCGACTAAGAAGCAGGAAGGGGAGAAGAGTCAAGCATGAACGTACCAAACGAAGAGGCGCCTCACACAGGTGCGCAGGTGGATGCGACCGCCGTCGTCAATGCTCTGACCCTAGAGGTCGCCGCCCTTACCCGTAGGGCAGTCATTGCCGAGCAGCGCGTAGCTGCTCTTGAGGCCGAACTGGCCAGTAAGGAGAAGAAGTGAGCGTAGGTACCGTAACGGCGGGTCAGGCCCGCTACCTGGCTGACGTGGCCAACATCGGCTACAGCCAGCCAGAGCGCCGCACGTGGTTCGCGAACGCCGACGAGCTCGGCTACGTGACCACGGCGCAGAACGCTGACTGCTCGTCCCTGGCCGCGGGTTGCGTGGCCTACGGGCTGCATGTCGCCTATGGCGTTCCGTGGAGCCACCGCGCCCTGCCGGAGATCGACGACCTGTGGACCGGGAACCTTCGCCCCGGGCTGGAGGCCCGAGGCTTCGACGAGGTTCCCTGGAACGACTCTGACCTACGCCCCGCCGGGGGCTTCCAGGACGGGGACATCATCCTCTCCGCGGCCAACGAGGGTGGCGTGGGCCACGTCGTGGTCGTCACTGACGCCGCCAACGACCTCGTCTCCGAGGCTTGGATCGCCGAGGACGGCTCCATCGACGGCTACGCCGGGGACACGACGGGTCAGGAGACCCGAACGGTCGCCTACGCCAGCCACCCGCACACGCAGGGTGGGCGCTGGACCTCGTGCCACCGGTTCAACGACGCCAAGTTCATGCAGCAGTTCCCGGAGTTCGCTCACGCGGCTCCGGCCGCTGCTCAGGCCTCGACCCCCGCTCCCCCGCCGGAGCAGCCGGCTGCAGCTCCTGCCAACAACTTCATGCCTTGGGGTATCGACGTCTCCTCGTACCAGAGCGGGGCGGACCTGACGCTCATCCCGGCGCACTTCGTCATCATCAAGGCGACCGAGGATGACGACTACGTCAACCCATCCATGAACACGCAGGCCCAGCAGGCGCTCCAGAGCGGAAAGCGGATCGGGTTCTACCACTTCGCCCGTCCGACCAGCTCCGTGGACGCTCAGGTCGAGGCCTTCGTGCAGGCTGTCTCCCCCTACCTCGGCCAGGCGACGCTGTGGCTCGACTGGGAGGCTAACGCTGTACCGCTTGGCTCTGGGTGGGCGAACGCGTGGCTCCAGGCTGTCGAGAGCCGTACCGGTGCGCGCCCCGGCATCTACATGAACGGCTCCGCTGCTCGCGGCTACGACTGGTCGCAGGTCGCCTCGCGCTACCCGCTCTGGTACGCCGGTGGTCAGTGGTACTCGGACCGGTACGACGGTTACGGCGACCCGCAGCGCCCGACCGACGTGCCCTACTGGGGTGCGCCGCTCATCCACCAGTACACCGAGGATGGGCACCTGCCCGGCTACGGGGGCGCTCTGGACCTGAACCGGTTCCACGCGACTGCCGTGGACTGGGACTCGCTGGCCGCGACCACTTCGTCCGGCAATCAGGCTCTGGACGGCTACGGCGTGATCCAGGTCAACGGGATCTGGGACCCGCCGACCGCCCGCCGCTTCCGCCGGGTCATGAATGCTTGGGACTACCCGGAGCCCTTCGCTGTCGCGAACCTGGCCCGTTACCTGAACGACGCTGTTGGTTCCGACCTCATCAAGGCCTACACCGGCAAGACCGAGCTCCCGGCTGACGGTCAGTGGACCTCGGACCTGTATCGCGTCTTCCAGCTGTGGGCGTGGAACTGGGTGCCGGGCATGCCTGAGTCGGACGTCTGGCGGCGCTTCGCTCCGGACTGGACGGCTGAGCAGTTCATCGATGGCCAGTGGGGGCGCGCCACCTGTGCGGTCCTGCAGGAGGCCCTGAACCGCTCGTGGGCGGACACGGGCCGGTTCATGTACGAGCCGAAGACCTCCTGACCCTGCGGGCGGTAGGTTAAACCTCCACCACTCATAGGGATACACTAAGGGCGGGGCCATCTGGCCCCGCCCTTACCTATGGAAGGAAACGGATGCTCTTCATCTACACCGAGCGCAACGGTTCACGCGAGTACGCGGTCCTGCGGGACGGCTGCCAGACCCAGAGGGTCGAGGGGATCATTGCGGAGGCCTACAAGCAGGCTCTCGGCGCCCCGAAGTTCCTGTGGCCTGACTTCTTCGACCGTCTTACCTACGACGCCAACGATGCCCGTGAGGCCACTGGCAGTGACTCGGCCAACGCCACCATGATGCAGCTGGAGCGCGCCTTCAGCCAGCCTGAGGGTTCCCCCGTCTTCAAAGGTTTCCGTGAGTCCTTCCGCAAGTTCCTGAAGGGATCCAAGTGATGTACACCTCGAAGTCGTTCTGGTCCGGTCTGCTCGAGCGGGCCATCTCCACGTTCGCTCAGTCGTTCGTGGGTGCCGTCGTGGTCGGCACCTCCATCGTCGACCTCGACCTGAAGGCTGCTGCCGGTGTCGCCGCTACCGCGACCCTGGCCGCCGTGCTCAAGGCCTTCGCCACCCCGGCGGAGACCGACCGCGCCATCTCCACCGACACCCCCTCAACGCCCGGCTACACGCCGCGCCACGCTGGCTGAGGTGACGTACTAGTGCTTCCAGCAGGGTCGGACCCGTCTCCCCTCGTTGCAGTGATTACCTCGCCCGACGCGGTCGCGGCTGGGACGGCCCTGCTGGTCGCGCTCATCACCTGGCTGAGGATCACCCTGAACAAATCACAGCAGCGCCTAGAGGAGCGGATGACTCGAATGAGTGCCCACGTTGTGCGGGCAGCCAACGCCGCCGAGTCTGCCTCTGAGGGCGTCCACAACAACCACCCCGAGAACCTGCGTGACGACTTGGACGGCAAGTTCTCCCTTGTGCTCGACGGCTTGCAGCGCCTGACCGCGTACGTCGATGAGCTTCGGGCCTCGGATCGCGAGCACGATGCCCGCATGGCCCGCATCGAGAACCAGGTTGAGGGCGTCCGCAATGACGCCCGCACTGATCGGTCCCACCTATATGCGGAGGTCCAGTCATTGCACTCTCGTATTGATAGAGTGAAGACTGAGACTACGCCGTTACGTCAGGAGCCCTGATGTCCCAAACCGTTACCGTCACAGGACGGGTAACCGGCCCCGACGGCCTCGGCCGTATGGGGCGGATTCGCTTCACCCCCGCGGCCGTGGGGGCCCCGCTCCCAGCCCGTGAGATCGTTGCCGGACGCGTATCTGTCAGGATCGGCCCTGATGGACGTCTGGTAACGCCTACGGGCGGGGACCTAACTCTCAAACCCGGTAATTATGAGATAGATCTCACTATCCCGGGGGACTTGGGCGCGCATGTCCGGACAACCCGCTACCTCTCGGACGGTCAGACCCTCGACTTGTCTGATCTCTTGACCGCTCTCCCCGCTCCTCCCCCTCCCCCTCCCCCACCGCCGTCTCCTCAGCCGCGGCCTGACCCGCGGCCTCCCCAGCCGCAACCCCAGCCTGATCCTCCAGCGCCCCGCAGGGGTGTCCGCAGTGTGGACAACGTAACTACACTAGAGGCTATCGATAGGTCTGAAGTTATAGACCTAGGCAATGGAGTACTCACCTGGAGGTAGCGCCGCTATGGCCGACCTGACCTGGTACAGCCGCGAAGGGGCTGACAGTCGATTCCTTACCAAGCAGGCAGCCCAAGGGCTAGCAACTGAGAGTGCGCGAGCTGCGGGCGACGTCGCCCTGGGTCAGCGCATTGACGCCGTCTCGGCGACCGCCGGGGCGGCGCTTCCGCGCGCCGAGGCGGCCCAGACCTACGCCACGAAGGAGGCCCTCGCTCAGGCGCAGCTCGGCGGTAGCGGGCAGGCGCCTGATCTGTCGGCCTACGCCACTAAGAGCGAGATGCAGTCCGCGGACACGCAGCTCAACAGCCGCATCGACTCTCTGTCGTCCACCGTCTCCGCAGTCTCCTCGAAGGTGGACGCGGCTCCCACTGTTGACACTGTCAACCAAGCGGCCCGGACCGAGGCTGCCGCGGCCGCTCAGGCCGCCGCCACGTCGGTAAAGACTGCCCTCGAGGGACGCATCGCCCCTCTGGAGGAAGACCTCCCCAAGGCCGCCACGAAGGCCGAGCTGGCCGCCTACCAGACCACGGAGGCCGCCCAGTCTGCCGCCTCCCAGGCCGCCTCTCAGGTCGCTGAGACTTACGCCACTAAGGCCTCCCTCGCCGACTACCTCCCCAAGACCGAGGCTGCGGGCGTCTACGCCACCAAGAGTGATCTGGCTAACGCTCAGCTGGGCGGCAAGGGTGAGGCCCCCGACCTCTCGCACCTGGCCACGAAGGCGGAGATGACGTCGGCCGATACCGCACTCGGTCAGCGCATCGACCAGGTCAAAGCCACTGCCGAGGCTGCGGCCCCTCAGAGCGCCCTGGCGTCCTACGTCACGTCTGCCGACGCTCAGACCACCTACGAGACGAAGGCCGACGCCGCCCAGGCTCGGCAGGGCATCTCAGAGCGCGTCGACTCCCTGTCCACCTCGGTCCAGAGTGCGGCCACGAAGAGCGAGCTCTCCTCGTACCTCACCACCTCCTCGGCCCAGGCCACATACGCCACGAAGAGTGAGGTGGGCGCCGCCAAGCCAGACCTGACCCCCTACGCCACCAAAGAGGCCCTGTCGGGCTACCTGCCGAAGACGGACGCTGAGACCACCTACGCGAAGGCCTCGGACTTCCGTCAGCACGTCGCTGACGCTGACGGCAAGTTCGTGACCCGTACCGAGCTGACGGACACCTACTCCACGAAGCAGGAGCTGCGCACCTACGCCGCCTCGGCCCAGTCCGCCTTCGCCCCCGCCTCACTCTCAGGTGAGGTGGCCGCGGTCAAGGAGACCGCGGACGCGGCCCTCCCGAAGGACGTGGCCGCCACCACGTATGCGACCAAGGATGAGCTGACGAAGGCCCAGCTGGCGGGGGACGGGAAGATCCCGGACCTGTCGGGCTACGTCAAGACCGCCCAGCTGGGCGACTACGCCCGCAAGACGGACCTGGACTCGTACGCCAAGACCACCGCCCTCTCGGCCGTCGCTACCAAGGCAGACGCCGCGCTGCCTAAGACCGAGGCTGCTGCGACCTATGCCGCCATCGCCTCCGTCACGGAGGCTAAGCGCGTTGCTGACGCTGCTCTGCCTAAGACCGAGGCCGCCGCTACCTACACCACGAAGACCGACTTCGAGGCGTTCAAGAAGAGCCCAGGCGCTAAGGGACCCGACGGTGAGAAGGGCCCTCGCGGAGACAAGGGTCCGGACGGTAACCCCGGCCCGCAGGGGCCGGAGGGCCCTCGAGGAGCTGCCGGCCCGCAGGGCCTCACCGGACTTACGGGCCCTGCCGGTCCTGCTGGTCCTGAAGGCCCGAAGGGTCCGGCCGGTGAAGCCGGTGCTAAGGGCGCTGACGGTGAGCGGGGTCCGGTTGGACCTTCGGGACCGGCCGGGCCGGCTGGACCTGAGGGCCCCCGAGGCCCCGAGGGCCCCCGCGGACCTGCAGGACCCAAGGGCCCCGCGGGCGACCCCGGAGAGCTCACCGGCTACGCCAAGAAGGAGGAGCTGGACGCGCTTGAGGGGCAGCTGGACGCCCTGATCGCGGAGCAGTCCCCCTTCAAGGCGGGCGCCCGCTACTCCAGCCCGGTCACCTACTACTGGCCTGACTACTACAACGAGAAGCAGGGCACCTCGAAGTGGGCGAAGGCCCTCAAGGCTGGCTCCACTCTCGGCATCGTCATCCTGAACAAGGACAGCGGCAACTGGGACGAGAAGAACGAGGACTTCGGCAAGCAGGCCCGCCTCGCTCTCGGTGCCGGGGCCAAGCGCGCGGTCTTCTACGTGAAGACCCAGTACGGCGTGGCCTCCCTGCCTCCGCAGGCGGAGGCCCGGCGTGGCGTGCCGAACCCGGACAAGTACACCAAGGAGTACATCCTCGGCCAGATCGCCAAGTTCGTCGAGCAGTACGGCGATGTGGTTGGTGGAGTGTTCCTCGACGAGACCATCAACGGGTGGGGCGCCCAGGCGAGCCGTGTGGCCTGGTACAAGGACCTGATCGACACGATCCGCTCCACGTACGGTAAGGGCTTCCTCATTGTGGTCAACGCCGGGTCGAACATGTCGCAGCAGGTCTGCGCCCTGGACTTCGACGTGGCCATGATGTTCGAGCAGGACGCGAAGAAGTTCCTCAACGAGGATGCCGGTACACCGATCCTGCCCGACCACATGAAGGCATACCCCTCCAGCCGCTGGTGGGCCGTCGTGCACGGTGTGACGAAGGACAACTACCGGCAGGTCTTCGAGAAGATGGACACGCTCCCCATCGGCCACGCCTACATCACCGACGGCGTCCTAGTGGAGGACCCGGACCGGGGCGGCCAGTGGCAGCCGGTCGGCAACCCCTACGAGAACCCGCCGTCAGAGCAGTTGATCAGGTTGACGTCCGCGTGGATTCGCGGAACCCTCGACCTGCAGCTCACGATCGAGGACCTGAAGGCCCAGATCGAGGAGCTCAAGAAGGGCGGCGCCGGTGCGGCGAAGAACCCGTTCCTCGTCCTCGGCCCCAACGACCCCATCCCGGCAGGGACCGCCAATGACACCGTCATCATTCGTAGGGAAGGCTAATAAGTGCCAGAGATTGAGCTCTACAAGGACTACGGTCAGCCGACCGTCGAGGCATTCGGGCTGCACTGGGTGGTGCGTACTGACGCATGGCACCCAGGCGGCCCGGCCGCGAACCAGAAGTGGAACCCGGCTGCCCTAACCAAGTTGGGCGACGGCTCGGTGACGATCTCCACGTCGGTCATCGGCGGCGAGTCGTACTCGGCTGAGATCGTCTCGGCCGAGTCCCTCGGCTACGGGACCTTCGAGGCGTCCTACGAGATCGTAGCCCCGACCAAGATGCGTGACCTCCACAAGAACGTTGTGTGGGGCATCTTCCCCTTCGACTGGGAGGACCCGAACCCGGGCTACCAGGAGATCGACATCGTCGAGGACTCGTACTGGTCCGGCTACACCGACATGGTGGGGAAGTACACCTACTACCCCGGGGACGAGAACAGCGGCATCCACCTCAACGACCGTGTGTGGACGCGCTCCGGTAAGGGCGCGACCGTCCGCATGACGTGGATGCCTGGCACGATCCGCTGGGAGACGTGGGAGAGCCACCTCACTGAGGAGCGCGCCCGCAACACCCCGGTGAACGAGGGTGGCTACTACTCGGGCACCCTCACCCAGACCGTGCCGGTCCCCCGCTCGCAGCGTGTCCACATCAACCTGTGGGCCTTCAAGGGTAAGGGCGGCTGGGAGACGATGCCTCCCACCACCATGCACCTGAAGACGTTCAAGTTCACCCCCTGGGAGGGCTCCTACGGCGTCCAGATGGGGGAGAACGGCTACGGCCGCGTGTCCACCGTCAAGGACGGCAAGGAGGGCGCTGTCACTGCCTCGGTCGTGACTCCCACCTCGGACCCGCTCCCGCTCACGCCCCCAGCCGAGCTGAAGCCTGGCGACGGCGTCTACGACGCCTGGACCCAGCTCGGGGATGGATCCATCCTCATGCGCAACGTCCAGGACAACGGTGACGGGTCCGTCACCATCAAGCACATGCACCCAATCCCCGGACAGTCCGGGCTCTACTCACGGGAGGTACGTATCTGATGGCAGCCGTCACAGCAGAGGTTCGCGTCTACAGCGCCGAGTACTGCGACAAGACCTACGCGAAGAAGGGCGAGGCCGGCGGCGAGGGTGGCGGAACCCCGTCCAACCTCCTCGTGCTCGGCCCCAACGACCCGGTCCCGGCCGGTACGAAGGTCGGCACCATCATCGTTCGGAGGGCTCGCTAAGTGGCATCGATCTACCCATGGCCAGAACACTGGTGGACCAACACCGGCCTCTTCGCGGGCGGCAACCTCACGGTCCAGGCTGGCACCATCTTCGTCCCCTGGGCGAGCGAGGCTAAGCCGATCGCGTCCGGGCGCTGGAAGATCACCTTCCGGTACTCGGCCGGCGCAGCCTCGACCGTCGACATCAAGCACAACCCCTTCGGCAAGGCTGACGAGAACGCTCAGGTCGGCCAGAACGAGCTGGGGGAGATCACGTTGTCCCCAGGCGTCAACGTCACTCAGGAGGTGACGCTGGAGCTCAAGGACAGGTCCCAGCCGCTGTGGACCCCGCAGTTCCAGCTGAAGCCGGGCCAGCCGAACGTAACCTTCCACAACATCTCAGTCGAAGAGGCTCCCGCGGCACCGCCGCCCCCTCCTCAGGGCGACAACCCTTACGACAAGCAGTACGTGCGGTCCTGGGCCCACGCGGAGGGCTCTGCCGGCACCCTGCAGCCGATCTCGGCCACGTCCGAGGCCGGCGACATCGCCGTCCTGGCGTACTCGTCCCAGTGGGGCAACACGCAGGCCAAGGCCCCCGCCGGCTGGTCGCCGATCACCGCTGCCTCCGGGCTCGGGGGCCGGTCAGGCTACGTGGCCGTCCGCAACGTGTCGTCCCCCTCGGACACTCAGAACGTCGTACTGTCGGGCGCGTTCCGGGGCGGGGCACGTGAGAACGCCCTCCTCGTGGTCCTTAAGGGTGTGCGCTCGGTCACCAACACTGGGTGGACGACCGCCAAGCCGCAGGCCGGGAAGCTGAACCTGACCTTCTCCCAGCAGCACGGCCGCAACGTCGACCCACTGGTCGACTGGCGCCCGGAGCACTCGAAGATGATCTCTGGCGGGCACGACGCCAACGCATCCTGGTCGGCGCTCCTTGGTGCCGTCACCGTCGGGGGCGGTCAGGGCGGCCCGCAGGCCTGGGCTCAGGTGTTCCTCACTGTGGGAGGAGGCGGCGGGGCGGCTCCCGGCCCCTCTGCGGACCCCGCGCTCCCGGCCCCACCTAACCCTGAGATCCAAGGTCTCGGCGCGACGACTGTCTCCGTGATCGTGAACGACCGGCTAGAGGAGGTGCCCGCCACGATGCGGTCACTTCCGGCGGGCTACGCCTCGATCGACGCGATGATGTCGACCCCTGGCTTCGTGGTCGCTCACCGCGGCGGCTCTGGCTCCTGGCCGGAGGCCTCGATGCGGGCCTACACCAACGCCGTCGCCCACGGGGCGGGGGCTCTCGAGGTCTCCTGCCACCGCACGAAGGACGGCATCTGGGTCCTGGCTCACGACGAGAAGCTGCAGCGGGTCGACCCGTCGGCCCCCAACACGCCGCTGTCCCAGATGACTTGGGAGCAGGTCAAGCAGTACACCACGAAGGGCGAGCCGATCATGCGGGTCGAGGACTACCTCGACGCGTACGGCTCCTCTCACGTGACGGTGCTGGACCCGAAGTTCTCGGCCGCGCAGTGGTCCGAGCTCGCTCTGCTACTGCCTTCGGGCGCGAAGAGTCGGGTCATCTGGAAGATGTCGGCCGACGCTACGTGGCTGTCCGACCAGTGGCGGGCCGCAGGCTGGAAGTGCTGGGGCTACATGTACGAGCAGCACGTCGCTAGCGGGGAGGGTCGGGCGTGGGCCTCCCACTGGGACTACATCGGCATCCCCTATGAGGCGTCCGCCACTAACTGGGGCATCGCCAAGACCTTTGGGAAGCCGGTGTGGGGTCACATCTGCCCCACGAAGGACGCCTACACTCAGGCGCTCCAGAAGGGCGCGGTCGGCTGCATGGTCTCCGGAATCCAGCAGGTCCTCCCGGCCCTGACGGTCTGAGAGACAAGAACCCCCGCATCCACCTTACGGATGCGGGGGTCCTCTCACTCCTGGGCTGCTCTGTAGATGCCGAGAGCTCCCTGAGCCGGGACGACTCCGTTACCGAGGAGCCGCCTCTCGGCGGACACCTTTAGGCCGGCACCTGTGACCCAGCCCTCGGGCAGAAGCATCAGGCGCTCCATCGCCCGGACGGCCTCCTCTGGTGGAGGGCACCCTAGGGCTTGGTACAGGGACTGGCCGTGGCCGTTTCCGTTGCCATGCTTTCGCTTCTGAGCCTCCCGCCAGGCCTCCCAGCCCTCTGGGGACCTACCCCACCCCATGTCGACCACGGTCGGCGTGGGGAGCAGCCCGTCAGGTCTCTCCTGGACGACGTTCTCCGGGAGCGCGGCCCCGCGCATCAGGGACGCTCCGTCGCGACGTGTAGCGACCAGGAAGACCCTGGCACGGCGATGGGCGCCTCCGACCTCCCAAGCCTCCGCGGACCCCCACCGGACCTCGAAGCCGTAGCGCCCCAGCTCCGCGTCGATCTGACTTCGATACTTACGAGCCTGCGGCACGTTCTCGATGATGAGGGTGTGGGCCCCGGACAGGTCCCCTATCTGGGCGCACCTGAAGAACAGTCCGCTCCGGCTTCCGTGCAGTCCGGCCCCGTTACCTGCTCTGGACAGGTCCTGGCAGGGGAACCCGAAGGTGACGACGTCCGCCTCGATGGCCTCCAGGGCTGAGTCGTAAACGTCCTTGAACTGCTCGACCTCGGGCCAGTGGCTGGCTAGGACCTGGCGGGCAGGTCCGTAGTTGTCGCACACGGCCACGACATCCGGCTGCGCACTCGGAAGCGCTCTATCAAGGGCCAGCTCGAGGCCCCCGTAGCCGGAGCAAAGTGATAGGACTTTCATGGATAACTCCTAGCAGGTTCTGGTGGGTCAGGCCCAGAGGCGCCAGCTCTGGGCGTTGCCGCCTCGGGCCTCAAAGGTCAGGATGGCGGGCTTGGTGGAGTCTCCGGAGACGTTCGTCCACCAGTCGCTTCCGCGGTCGGCCGAGGGGCAGGAGACCACCCAGCGTGCGTCCCCGACCTGGCGGACCGCGAAGTTGTGCCAGTGGCCGTGGACGAGGATCCGGGCGGCGTGCAGGCCGCTACGGTGCCCGAAGGCCAGGTCCCGGAACCATCCAGGCACCTTGCTCTGCGAGCCCGCTAGGTGACCGTGCGTGAACCCGACGTGAGTGCCGTCCGCTGCCTCGACGGTGACGGCTTCCTCCCACTTCTCCGGGCGGCGGAAGGTGACGTGCTCGAAGCCCTCGCGATCGGCCACGATGTCCTCAATGTTCTTCGAGATCATGATGCCGAAGTCGTCATCAGGGGCATTGGCGCGGCTGTTCTTCCCCGGTCCGACGCGCACTGCGCAGTGGTTGGACGGGACGGCCACGTATACGAGGGAGTCGCAGAGCGGGGCGAGGAGCTTGACGGCCTCGGCGTAGAGGCGCTGCACGGTGCGGATCTGGTCGGTCAGGCTGAGGTCGTTGGTCTGAGCCTGGCTGGCGACGTTCCAGAACCCCTCGGTCGAGTCGCCTACGTCGGCAACGACGATCCTCTTCCACCGCTTCGGTCCTGCCAGATGGTAGGCGATGTCGTGCAGGGCGCGCCGCACGAGCCTCACGGTGTCATCGGTGCCTCCGCCCGAGGACTGCTTCCCAATCTGGAAGTCCGCCAAGCAGACGACCGGGGTCTCCTCACGGGACTCGGCGAGGGCCGACGCAGGCGGGATGTAGGGCTCAGCGAAGACCGGCTCGAGGTCGGCCCACGAGAGGCGCTTGGCCTCGGCCATCTCGATGGTGCCGGGCTTGTACTCGACCTTCTCGTAGGAGCCGTCGGCCAGGCGGATCGTCTTTCCGCGTTTCGTGATCGACTCGATGGGGAGGTCCTCGAAGAACGCGTCCTTGGTGAGGTCCGGCTTCCCGTTCGACTTACGCTTGAGGGCCCTCCGGTGGCGCCTTACGGACGCCTCCGAGGTGCCGAATTCATCGGCCAGGTCGATGTTGGTCTTGCGGTCCTTCTCTGGGAGAAGGTCGTTGGCAATGATTGCCTCGTCCAGTGGGTTCATATCGGCTCCTATCTGGGTCACTGGAGGGGACGATGCGACGAGTCTATATCCACCCACAGCCTTTTCCACAACTCAGTTGACCGTTTCGGTATTGATGTGCCTCGCATCACTAAACTAGTACCTTGTCAGGTGTTGCGCCCGCCTAACTGACAACCTACAGTTGAGGCATGAGCACCTACAGCAACTCCCACCTCGTCATCACCGGCAAGGCCTGCCACGGCTGCAAGCACTGCGAGGGGGGCGCCCAGCTGGTCGCCTTCAACCTGATCCACTGGACCATGGCCCTCTGCACCGGCTTCGTCTCGCTCCTGGCTCCGATGTTCTTCAAGCGGTGCCTGTGCTGCGGGCACAGCCTCTACCTGAACAAGCACTGACCTCCACCGCCTCATCCGTACAGCTGATCCAACCCCATCACCTATAGGAGAACCCAATGACATCCATCGCCACCAACCACATCGCCTTCCCCGACCGTTTCGACACCTTGGCCGAGCGCCGCACGACAGCTCAGGCCTGGAAGAACGCGCTGACCCCCTTCTTCAAGTACGTCAACATTGTCCCGATCGAGGTTGAGGGTGACATGGTCGCCCAGGTGATTGCAGACAATGGCCACGAGCGTGTAATCACCCTCCGCCCATCGACCGAGGTCCGAGGCCACTACGACCTGTGGGACATTGAAGTGTGGTTCAGATCTCTCGGCGTAGGGCGCCGTACACAGGTCGGGAACCTCCGCGATCTGCTAACCTTCATCTCACGGGACATCTAAGGCAGACGTCCAGGGTCACACAGCAAAAGCCCCCAACCGTTCTGAGCTGCAACGGGTTGGGGGCTTTTGTGTACCCATTCACACCTTCAGCGCGTCTTGTTAGTTGTGAGGTCTTGACCGGTGAACTAACAAGATATATCTTTGGGTTATCCGCCCGGCGCCTACGGGCGCCCTACTGAAGGAGAACCCATGAGCATCATGGACCTGAGCAAGGTCGTGAGCCGCGCCAGGAAGGCCGCACAGGGCTCTGAGACGCCCTGCGGGCCGATCACCTGGGTGTGGGGCAAGGACGACCTGAAGACCCTCGTGAAGGCCATTCACGCATCCTCCGAGATCGTCATGGACCTGGAGACGACGGGGCTGGACGAGTACGCCGAGGCTGGTGGCGACACCAACGGCGGCTACCCGGCCCGCATCGTCCTGGCCGCCCTGACCCTGCCCGACGCCTCCCGCACTGCCGCCGGGGCCTACAACTGGCGCAAGTTCGACGGGGAGCAGCCGATGACCTTCCTCGTGCCCCTCTCGCACCCCGCCAGCCCCCTGCTGGGCTCGTGGCGGAAGGTCATGGCGATCCTCGGCCGCGAGATCAACCGCAGCGGCAAGCCGTTCGTCAACGCGAACATCAAGTTCGACGCCCGCTGGGTCTTCGCCCAGACCGGCGTGGACCTGTCCGACCGCATCGAGTGGGACACCACCGTCTCCTCGCAGCTGGTCGACACCGAGGCCCGCACCCGCCTGAAGATCCGCGCAGCTCGCGACTTCGGGATCGAGGAGTGGGACGACTTCGACCTCGGCACCCCCGGTGCCGCTGAACGCGTCGACCTGATCCAGCTCGGTGAGTACGCCGCCCGCGACACCTACTACACCTGGAAGATCGAGCAGGAGCACCGCGACCAGATGTTCCTGACCGGCGAGGACGAGCCCTGGGACTCCGACGACATCCAGATGGCCCGCCTCGGCAAGGTCGCCACCTACGTCGCCATGCCGACCGTGAAGACGCTCACGAAGGTGGAGCAGCGCGGCTTCCTCCTGGACGTGGACTGGGTCCACGACAAGATCAAGGAGATGGACGCCCAGCGCATGAAGGCCTGCCAGGACATCCTCGGCCTGTACGGCACCGAGCCCGCCCCAGCGCCGGCGAAGGGCGGCGTCACCACGGCAGCCACCTCGAAGTGGTTCCAGGGCTTCGTGTCCCAGGCCATCGAGGCCGGCGACCTGCGTGTGACCGCTCGCACGGACTCCGGCAACCCTCAGTGGAACAAGGCGGTCCTCATCGCCCAGCAGCGTCAGGGCAGCCCAGCCGCCGACGCGCTGCTGCGTCACCGCGACGCCGTCAAGACGCTGGAGTTCCTGAACCAGTGGCTCGACCTGCGTGACCCCAACAACGTGATTCACGCCACCTACAATGTCGGCCGCGTGAAGACAGGCCGCCTGAGTTGTGACTCACCTAACATGCAGCAGTGCTCGGCCCGGCTCAAGCCGGCCTTCATCCCCCGCCCCGGGTACGTCCTGCTCGACCTCGACTACAGCCAGGTCGAGCTGAGGGTGGCCGCCTTCATCTCCCGCTCGAGGCCGATGATCGAGGCCTTCCAGCGCGGTGATGACCTTCACAGGCTCCTCGCCGCGAAGATGGCAGGCAAGAAGCCGGAGGACGTCACGTCCCTGGAGCGCAAGCGCGCCAAGGCCGGCAACTTCGGTCTCCTCTACGGCATGAGCCCGGGCGGCTTCCAGACCTACGCCGCCACCGCCTACGACGTGGCGATGACCCTCGACGAGGCGCAGGCGGTCCACTCGGCCTTCTTCGAGATGTGGGACGGCATGCTCCAGTGGCACGAGAAGGCCAAGCAGCGGGCCTACGAGCGTGGCTTCGTGACGTCCCCCATCGGACGCACGCAGTGGCTCTCGGACCTGTACTCGAAGAGCGGCTTCAAGGCCTCACACGCCGAGCGCAACGCCCTTAACAGCCCCGTGCAGGGCTTCGGCTCGGACCTCATGCAGATGGCAGCCGCCTCGATCATGGGGACCCTGCCTGGCTACCCGCTGCCGAGGGTCGAGGGAGCTCACGTGGTCGCCACCGTCCACGACGAGATCTGCATCGAGGCCCCCGAGGACCGCTGGCAGGAGATCCTCGTCGAGTGCAAGCGCCGCATGGAGGACGTCAACACGTTCCTGAGGCCCCTCGACTGCCAGATGGACGTCCCGATCGTGGCCGGCCCCTCGGCTGGGACCCGCTGGGGCGTGCACGACCTGCACGACGAGGACGACCCGCTCCCGCAGGTCTGAGACTCGTCTCACACCTACCTCAACATAAGCATCAACCACAACCACCTACCGTACCCATAGGAGAACCCAATGAGAAACGCACTCCGTGACTACCAGTACAAGCTGTCCAGCCTGAACGGCGCCCCCGCGGCGCACGTGCGGGACCCTCGCGCCGAGATGGAGTACCTCGTCCAGATCACTGACGAGCGCGACGGTGGCGGCCGCTACCAGATCACCGCCCTCGTCTGCAAGCCTGACGAGGGGGTCCGCTTCCCCGACTCGATCCCGCACCGCACCCTGTCTGAGATCGCTGCGGAGGTCCTCGGCCGCAAGGAGCCGGCCGCCCGGGGCGGCAACCGCTACAAGGGCCCAGACCCGTCGGTCCTGAGGAGCCTGATCGAGAAGGGCTACACCCGCTCAGAGCTCGCCCAGAAGCTCGGCCGCAGCCCCTACACCGTCGACTCGTGGCTGAAGCGGGCCCGCCGTATGGACCCGACCTTCCCGACCACGATCACGAAGACCGGCAAGCGTCGCGAGGCCAGCGCGAGGCAGAAGGAGGACCAGGCGAAGCTGCGGGCGGAGCAGCACCGGATGGCTCTGATCGAGGCTGAGCGAGTCCGTCGGAAGGCTGTCGAGGCGGTCCTGCACGGCGCCTGAGACCCCCGCCGAGCCTCGTTCGGCACTCACCTCAACCAAGAGGGCCCCTCTCCGGAGGGGCCCTCTTAGTGTCCCCGGTCACAGGTATACCCCCCTGGGGTACCCCTTTTCACGGTTAAATCTGTGAACCAGGGCACCAGAATGTAGTACGCCTGTACTAGAACACCTATTCTTGTTGAACCGTGCACTACCCACGGACATATGTTCGAAAGATTGGCGAGGGGCGGGCTTCCCTTGCGCGAGTAGGGCAAAGTCGCCCTCCGCACCTATGCTCACATCTTGAGACAAGTTGTCTCACAGAACGTGCTGTGACGGGGGCCACCCTTCCACTATACAACCGTATGAGAGAAAAAACTGAGTTTCTGGTACAGGCGTACCAGATTAGGACTTTCCCTTGAAACGCGGGGCGAAGGTCCGGATCGAGGGGGCCGATCGAGAGGTGGGCGCTGAACGAGGTTTCAAGGAGAGGTCCCCACATCCTTAGAGAATCCTGGTAAGTCAGAAACCTGACATGCTCTCTACTTATGTCATTTTGTATGCTGCATACACGGGCAGATGTATGCAGCATACGTCGTGCAACGCACTCGGGCGTGTCGGACCCCTATTTTCTGGTACATGCGTACCACTTGGCTTGAGCGCTGGGAAAGGTGGCCCCAATAGACCGAGGGTCGAGGAGAGATCGAGGGGCGCAGCCTTAAAAACTGCGGCGCGCCTCACGGCCGCTACCCATTGCTATTGGACACGCATCTGTGGTATCCGCGCGCCCACACACCCGCCCGCCCCCCGAAGGGGGGCGGGCGAGTGTGTGGGGAGATGTTTATATCTAGAGCCGGTGCCGAGCCTGCGGCGGGGCTGGCGCCCCGCCTT